AAAGAAAGAACTCAACATCAAAGAAATGGGTGAAGGCCAATGGGGAGCAGACTGGGGGAAAGCTCGACGTAAAAATATTGATGTTATAGTACGATTACAAAGATTCTTAAAGAAAGTTGGCGGAAATCTAGTATTAACATCACATAGCAAATCAACAACTATAACAGATGGAAAAGCTCAATTGTCACCAAATCTCCCTCGGGGACTTGCAAGTGCATTAACAGCTAAAGCAGATGTTATAGGATATACGACATGTAACAAAGAAGACGGTGCCTATGAGGTATCCTTTGAAAGTTATGACGAACGAATGGTAGGATCACGATTAAAGCCTTTGGCCCAAAAGTCATTACCTTTCGATTATCAAAGTATATTAAAAGAAATCAATCAATATAAAGAAGAGGAAAAATAACATGACAATAATGAGATCCGATTTAACAAAGCACACTGGTGGAGCAAGTTGGTTAGGTATTAAGAAAGCAAGCTTGAAGAATGTAATAGACGATTCAGCTAAATATGACTGGGCCGATGTATATCTTTCGCTTGAATTTGAAGTAGCAGATTCTAAATATACTCGTCCATGCCAGATTAAAGGTAGTTTTGAAACAAATCCAGACGGAACTATTCAAGATTGCCCACTACTTAAACGAATCACATATGCATTAGATGCATTAGGATTTCAAGGTGGCTACTACTTCAGCGAGAGAATATACTGGCATAGGTTTGCCTCGATTCTTACCTGTACGGTAATAAAAACCTCTTTCTTCTGGGGGGATTAGTTCGGGTACTGGGGTGCCATTATTTACAACTTTAACCCCTTTAACTTTTTTTGTTCTGAGCGGTGCATTAAGCGATGCAATAGTTACTACATTCGCTTTATCTACAAAGTCAGCTCCTAAGTCTGTATCTAAAACAAGCACTCCTTCGGACCCGCGAGGGCTCCATTTGGACGCTTGAGTTGTCTTCCCTGATTTAGGCTGTCCTATGAAATACCATGTAATTCCTCCAGGTAAATCAGACGACCAATCAGTGGAAATAGTTTGAACTTCAAACATTCCTTTTCTCCTAGTTATTCTTTATTAGATAGTTACGTCGTAAAGATATAGGGCTTAACGACATCCAAATATACGCATAATAAGGCCGATTAGACAAGACTTTAAAGGCTTGAGTAAGCCCTAATCCACTACTTACACTTGCTGTAAATATAGTGTGTTTGGCTGTGCAGGATTCATCTGAGATGTCATCACTTGCTAGCCAGTCTTTCATAAAATGGTCTTCTTTTTTTGTGACAGTTACTATTTCCATAGAGAGAGCTCCCATTCTCATATCAATGAGGAACTCTCTTCTTGGATTTTGCTTCCATGTCTCGTATACATTACGCCTAACTTCCATATTGTCTGGCCCCATGAATACTTTATTGCTCAATTCATCACCTGGCCGCCATGGCTTAGCATGAGCTGTTACTTCGTGGGCCCCGTATGCTTGTGCCTGATGTTTCGCAGCCATAGCTTTAGAGGTATAGAGGTAAGAAGTGGGGTAGGTTGTTGTGGAAAGGTTATGCAGCTCTAATGTATCATGGTCCCATATGCGTATATGCTTAAAGCCCATGATTGCTGCATTCATTACTAGTGCTGACCCTATGCCACCAGCGCCGATGACTGTTATATCATCTAGCTTATTCTGTGGGATGAGGTCTTTATTTCTTAGGAATCGCTCTTCTGAAAGATTATGCTCATCAGAGAGTGATATGATTTGTGATTCTGTTTCCATACTGATCTACTCCCATGTTTAATAAGGCTGTGTTTCTGGTATGCTTAGTAATATACCCTGATTCATATTGCATCCATAACTCGTCAAACTTTTCAAATTCATCTTGTTCGAGGTTAGTCATAGCATTGTAATATGTCTCTTGGTCTTCTGCTTCAGCCATTGTCAGACCAGCTTCTACTTCTGGCTCTTTTTCGAAGCCAAACATGGTTGTCTGGGCTTTGTGTGTTTTGTGTTTTTTTATCCAACCTTTTGGTTCTGCTGGTTTCATCTTTTTAATATACTTTGCTTGATTTACAATTTCCTCATCCACATTTATAACTGTCTCAGGGATAATATTCCCTTGAGTTATATGACATTGTCCATATTGGTCAGGATAGCTAATAGCAAATGCATATTCTTTGTCTGGCTTAGTCGATACAACTAAGGATCCGTAGAAATTCTCATTAGCACCATCAATCAGCTGCTGCTGATCAGTTTGGCTAAAGAATGCACCCATATTATGATGGGAGTGGATGTTTCCTTGTATCCATGACTTACCTATTTCAGGAAATTTAGCTGTAAGATCTTTGTATATCTTTAAGAGCTCTTTCCCTTCCCAGTCTGTGGCACCTGCTGTTCCTAAATGTAGCGGATGAAAGTATTTCATTATCATCTCTATAGGAAAGCCGTGCTCGTCCTTCTTGATCTCATACCATGCTGGACCACTCCACTCAAAAAGTGGGAAGGTCTGCAATAGGTATTGTATACGCTGTGTCCATTCGTGGGGTATGTGTAGTTTCAGATTCACTTCCAATTGGTGCCTCTACTTTCTTTAATTGAGCCTTTAAATACTTGATTAAGGCTTCTTGGCCTTGTTCTTCTAGTAGCTCGTATGTTGTTAAGCATGCTTTATACAGTGAATCTTTTTTAGATTCTTCTGTATTATTATACTGTAATGGCCATAGCCCTGTTATCATGATATGCTCGAGCTCTTCTTCGGATAATTCACCGACATAGGGTAACCCATGAAATCCTTGTCCATCATCATTACCTTGTGTTGCGTCCGACCAAGACTGAAAGATTGCGATTTGTGTATCGGTTAACTTAACTCTGATAAAGCTACGGTCTCGCACCTGGTGATCTGAAAGACGTAACACACCATTTTCAAGTGTTTGCTCTCCCTCAGCTGTAATCAGGTGATGTCCTTGTCGTCTAATATTAGCAAATACAGATACCATTTCATTGTCTGTTGTTTCAGTGTAGCCCTCTTTATTACGGATAAGAGATCTAATCTTTCTACAAGCGCTGCTAAATGATAAGCCTTTCTCCATAAATGTATGAATATAGCCATTCATTTTAGGGGCTTGCCATCCCGTAAGGTGTAATGGGTCATGGTTATCTGTTCTGTGATTATAACGTCGTTGATGTGCTAATTTCCATCCCATTTGTCTAAATTCTATTCGTTCTCCTGGTATAGGAGTTTGATTAGTTTCATCAGGGTTAGGTGTATCAGGGTGTGTCTGACAGATTAAGGTATTATCATAGTTTTCTTTTAAGTTATGAAATGTTGATCTATAATAATGCGTACTCAAGAACTTCCTGGCTAGCTTTACTATAAATATTATATTACCTGTTTGTAAATGACCTGTTTGACGTTGGAACTCTCCTAAACATGGTTTACCATTATCATTAATATGTGGATGGTGCGCTTTAATAAGCTTACCGTTCTCCTGTTTATTGTAGAATAATAGTGAGTCTTGCGGGTTATCTAGCAATGATGGGTTAAAAGTAAAATAATAATCACCCATTTTAATAATTCTACGAGATTTAAGTTTAATATCCTCTATTTTGAATAGTGGCATAGTTATAAGTACGTCTTCATCTGGATTATCAGGATCTGATACATGCATTTTATACTCAGTGATCTCGTGTAGTCTACTTAGCCTTGTTAATTGTTCATTAAAAGGCATTTGTTCATCGGGTACTGATCCGAAATGTTTTAATATTGTAAAGAATTGATCAAACTGTGGATATTCTTGTACATTAAACTCTTCTCTTTCAGTTATCTCCATGATATGTTCTGGTTGTTCTGTTTCCATATTCTTCCTTCTAATGATAAAGAGAGAGACCACGCTTAAGGGCCCTAGGCTTATTACAGCAATGACCTTATTACGAATGGTGATTTTAGCCGCAACTCTCTCTTTAATTATCAAACTAATTCAAACTAAGAATCTTAGTCTGGCTTATTAGTTGCCAGATTTATTCTTCTTCTTCATAATTAGAAGTACGTCACCGTCGTTTAATGTAGTACTCGGGCTTGATACCTTCTCATTACCTTGTGCATCCTCTAATTCAAACTCTGCATCAGTAATAGCAACACCGAGCTCTATTAGGATCTCTGCTACTTTGTCTGCTTGCATTGTTTGCATTACACCGCCATTAGTGTACGAGGATACATATATACTGGGTTGGTTATTTGACATGTCTTTCTCCTAGTTGTATTGTGATTAATTTAAGGGAGATAACACTCGAACGCATTGCTCTCTGGCTATCTCCCTAGGTAAAATCCTTAGTCATCTTGCCTATTCGGCTTAACTAAGGACAGGTCCAAGCAAACTATTGTCTGCTTGTGTGGTGTTGGCTCCTGATTAACAGATGTAGAATCCACCACATTCTTTCGCAAATAATGCAAAAGATTGTACATTATCTTCTGAGAAGGGATAGCTTTTTTGCCAATCATCATCCGCCATCTCAGATAGAAGCCTTTTATGCTCTGCTTCGTATGCAGCTATTTCACCAGTCTTGCTAAACCTGTCTAGGCGCTT